CCAAGTTAAGGTTGAATTTCAAAAAGAAGAAGTAAAAATAGCAGGCTCAATGGCTACTGATACAAAATATATGGGGTATACTGTTAAAGGCTCATTGTCTTTACACAAAGTAAACTCAAGAATGATACACTTTATATCAGATAGCATAAAAGCAGGTAAAGAGCCCAGATTCACTTTAATAGGCAAACTAGCAGACCCCGATGCTAATGGATCAGAAAGAATAGCAGTTAAAAACGTTAGCTTTGATGATTTAACATTAATGGATTGGGAAGTTGGAGCAATAGGTCAATCAGAACATCCATTTACTGCTACTGACTGGGATGTTTTAGATAGTTTCTAAAAATAAAACTAAATAAAATTTAATAAGGCTAGGGTATTACTCTAGTCTTTATTTTTATATACAAAGGAGAATATAGACTATGAGTAATGCTGTAGATACATTATTAGCGATAGATTTAGGTGAAATAGAAATGCCTAAAGCTGTTAAAAAAATATACCTTAAAAAAATAAAAAAAGAAATAGAATTTTCTTGTATAGCTTTAGATGCTGAAAAATCAAACGAAATACAAATGCAATGTGTAGATTTAAATAGTAATGGTTTAGAAGGTATGGACACTTTTAAATTACAAGCTTTAACAGTAATTGAAGGGTGCAAAGATGTATTTAAAAATAAGGAATTAATGAAACATTTTAACTGTCCTGTACCTATTGAATTGGTTAGAAAGCTATTACTTGATGGAGAACTTGCAGAATTATATTCAGTTATAACAGGTTTATCAAGCTATCAAGAAAATGATGAAGAAATAAAAAACTAATAAAGGTTGATGGAAAAGTGCAATTAATGTATTACTTGTTTAAATACCACCATATTATGCCTATGCAATTTTACAATATGGGATATGGTGAAAAGCAAATAGTAAGAGCATTTATGCACTATGAAATCGACCAAAAAAATGAAGAATATAGACTCCTAAATGAAGGGAGGTAATTAAATGAATGATAAAGTTTTACAAGCTGTAATAAAATTAAAAGACCAAATAACTACACCTTTAAAAAATGTTAATAAGTCTTTAAGGAATGTAAAAAAGACCTTTGATAATGTAAGTGCAAGTGCTAAAGAAGCTTCTGACAAGATGAAAGATATTGGGCAAGTTGCAGTTACAACAGGAGCTTCTATTGCAGGAAGTTTAACGGCTATAACAGGTGCTTATGTTGAACAAGGAGCAGAGATAAATAAAATATCTAAAATGGCAAATATGTCTACTAAATCTTATCAACAATGGGATAAAATGCTTAAATCTACAGGCTACTCAATGGAGCAAGCTAACGGAGATTTTGCAGCAATGGCAGAAAGAATGGCTGTAACTGAACAAGAACTTGGTGGATTATTAGAAAGTGAAAGTGATTTAACTCAAATAGTAAAACAACTTGGATTATCTGTTACTGATAGTAATGGGAAATTAAAAGAAACTGGTACTTTTATGAATGAGTTAATGCTAGCTACAAGTAAGCTTGAAAATAAAACTCACCAACAAGCCGTTATGACTGCTTTGTTATCTACTACAGGGGAAGAATTATTACCACATTTAGATAATTGGGCAGAAAAAGCTAAAGAACTTGAAGGATATAGCTATATAAGTGAAAGCCAATTACAAAAGATACAACAATTTAAAGACAAGTGGAATGAGTTAAAAGGAAAATTTGATTTAGTTAAAAACTCCATAGGTCAAGCATTAATGCCAACTTTAGAACAGTTAATGAATAAAATATCTCCTGTTATAGACAAAATAGTAAGTTGGATAAATGAAAATCCAAAACTAATTCAACAAATATTAATATTTGGGGGAATTGTTGCAGGAGTAGGAGCAGTATTAGTAACTATAGCCCCTATTGTAACAGGCATAATATTAGCACTAAAAGCTTTAGGTGTTATATGTGGAGTTGTTGCAGCTGCATTTGCTTTTATTTGTAGCCCTGTAGGTGCAGTTATAGCTGCAATAGTTGCCGTTAATGCTGCTATTGCCGTAGTTCAAGCAAACTGGGGTAGAAGTATGAATCAGTTAAAAGCTGACTGTAAAAATGCAATAGACAACATAGTTTCTTGGTGGAAAAATTTTGTTTCAATAATAACTTCTCCTGTTAGAGCAGTTGTAGGAATCACTAAAAGTGTACTTGGTGGCAAGAGTGAAGGTAGAAATGCTTTTGGTAGTGGTAGAATAGCAAGAGATGGAACAGTTAGAACGCTTCACGAAGGAGAGCGTGTATTAACCAAACAAGAGGCAAATAGGTATGAAAAAGGCACTAATACAGGTGTAAATATAGTCATAAATGGATTAACTGTAAGAGAAGAAGCAGACATAACTAAAATAGCTAATAAATTAGTTCAAAAGATTAATCAAAATAAAATGGTATATGGAGGTGCTTATTAATGCTTACTGAAATATGGTTTAAAACTAAAGATAAAGCAATAAGGCTTCCTGTAATGCCAAGTGAATTTGAAAGAGTTATTGGAGCAGATTATGAAACTAATAATATTATTGGTTTGGGCGATGTTGCTACGTTTAATTCTAATGGATTGGCCCAATTAAGTTTATCAAGCTTCTTCCCAAACAAAGAATATAGTTTTAATGAATATTCTAACGTACCAAAACCTTATGATTTAGTATCTCGCTTCAAAGATTGGAAAAACAAAGGTTCTATAGTAAGGGTGATACTTACTGGTACTGATATAAATCAAGAAATGTATATAACTAACTTTAGCTATGGAGAAAAAGACGGTACAGGCGATGTTTATTATACTATAGATTTATTAGAACGTAGACCTATAATTATACCAGTAATTAATGAAATTTCTACTAATGCTCAAAATACAAATAGAACTGATAATACAGACAATAATTCTAATGATAATTCTAGCGATACAAACACTAGCACTCAAAAAACTCATAAAGTTGCAAAAGGCGATAGTTTATGGGCTATTGCCCAAAAGTATTATGGCAAGGGTAGTTTATATCCTAAGATAAAAGAAGCCAATAAAAGTAAATATCCTTCTTTAGCTAAAAGCAATGTTATATATACTAATATGGAGTTGATAATTCCATGATTAAGTTAATATATCAAAAGACTAATGGTGAAAAGCTAGATATAACTAATTTATTAACTACTATAACTTGGAGTGGCGACTATAAAAGTTGCGCTAGGAAGCTAGAGTTTTCATTACTTAATAGTGTAAGTGATATAAATATTCCTAAAGTTGATATACCTTTAATGAGTATGATTTTATTTTATGAAGATAATAATGAATTATTTAGAGGATTTGTATATGAAAGAGAAAAATCTAGTGATAATAGTATAAGCTTTTTATGCTATGATTATGCAGCAAAGCTAAATGATATAAAGGTATCTTACAATATAAAAGATGAAACTGCTTCAAGTATATATAATAAGTTTTTAACTGAATACAAGCTAAATAAAGGCGATGTTGCAAATGCAACAACTAAGATTAAAAAAGTATTCTTAGGAACTACTGCTTATGATATGATAATGACTGCTTATACAGAAGAATCTAAAAAGACTGGCAAAAAGTATATGGTATATTCTAAAGGTGATAAGTTTTGCTCATCTGAAAAGGGAAATGTAAAGCTTAATTTAGCTTTTGAAGAAGGTAAAAATATATTATCTTCTAATTTTAAGGAAAGTGTATCAGGTATGGTTAATAAAATGTTAATCGTTGATGATAATGGAAATAAAGTGTCAGAAGTTAAGAATGATGAATGGCTTAAAACTTATGGACTGTTCCAAGAAGTTTATAAAAAGGAAGATAATAAAGATGCTAATGCAGAAGCTAAAACTATGCTTAATGGAGTTGAACAAAGTTGTTCATTGAGTGGGTTTGGCGACACTACTTGTATAACAGGATATGGAGTCCAAGTAAAAGATACTAACACAGGCTTAATAGGTTTATTTTATATAGATAGTGATACTCATACTTGGCAAGGTGGAAACTATACTATAGATTTAGAATTAAACTTTAAAAATATTATGAATGAAGTGTCGGCAGGTCAAGACGAAACCGAAGCTACTTCAAGTAATAATTCAAGCAATTCATCAAGTGGTAATTCATCATCAAGTAATTCTTCAAATTCTATAGGTGAAAAGCTAGTTAATTTAGCTAAATCAAAACTTGGTTGTAAATATGTATGGGGAGCAACAGGTCCTAACACATTTGACTGTAGTGGTTTAATGTTATGGTGTCATAAACAACTTGGTATATCTATTCCTAGAACATCTTTAACACAGTCTAAGAGTGGAAAGTTAGTTAGTAAATCAAGTTTACAAGTAGGGGACTTAGTATTCTTTAAGACTACAAGTGCCGAAGTTGGTCATGTTGGAATGTATGTTGGTAATGGTCAATTTATTCATGCTCCTAACAAATCTAAGCCCGTTAAATATGATAGCTTATCATCAAGTTATTACTCAAGTAGATATGTAAGAGCAAGGAGGTATTATTAAAATGAAAAATCCATTTTTAGAATTATATAGTTTAATGGGTGAAGCTACTAAAGTTGAAGCTTCTTTTTTTATTGCAAAAGTAATATCTCCTTTACCTAATTTAAAAGTTAATCTTAATGATCTAGTTTTAGATAAAGATGATTTTTTAATTTCTAAAAGTTTATTGTTATCTAATAATGCAAGTATAGCTGCTACTGAATGTAATGTAACTCATAATTTAAAAGATGAATTAAATGCTAATGACAAAGTAATATTACTTAGAATTGATGATAAATTTATAATCTTAGATAAGGTGGTGAGTATATGAGTTTGTTCCCTTTTATAAGTAATGTTGATGAAGTAAAAGTTGATAATAGCTTCCCTTTATATCGTGAAGTAGCTTGGGACTTTAAAAGAAATACTCCAATAATTCAAAATGGAGATTTTAAAATAGTTGAAGGTAATAATGCTATAAAGGTATGGGTATATAAGGCACTATTAACTCCTAGATATAACTATTCAATTTATAGTTGGGACTATGGAAGTGAGTTAATGGACTTAATAGGTAAAGCATATACTCCTTCCTTAACTAAAGAAGAAGCTAAAAGATATATAAAAGAAGCACTATTAATTAATCCTTATATTTTAGATGTAACTGTTGTTGATACTTCTTTTAATAATGGATTGTTAAGTGCTGATATAAAAATAACCACAATTTACGGTGAAAGTGAGGTGGTAATTTAATGTTTAGTAATCAAACTTATGAAGTTATAAAACAAAGAATACTTGATAATATAAATATAGATATTGATAAAAGGGAAGGCAGTTTCACTTCTAATATGGTAGCCCCAATAGTTGAAGAACTAGCAAAAGCTTATATAAACATGGGTGATATATTAAGCCTTGGATTTATAGAGGATAGTTTTGATACTTACTTAGATAAAAGAGTATCTGAATTTGGGGTATATAGAAAAGAAGGTGTAAAAGCTACAGGAGAAATAAAAGTTGAAGGTAAAGACGGTGCAACTATAACTAATGGTACACTTATAAAAGCCAACGATTTATATTTTACTGTATTAAATGATATAGAACTTCCTAATGACAATATCCTACATGTAGAAGCTAATGAAGTAGGATATAAATATAACTTACTTGCAAATACTGAATTTGAATTAGTTGAAAAAAATGATAAAGTTACTAAATTAGTAAATGAAATTGAATTTGTTAATGGGGTAGATATTGAAACTGATGAAGATTTAAGAAAAAGATTTGTTAAGGTTGTTAATAATCCAAGTACTAGTGGAAATAAAAATCACTATGAAGAATGGGCTTTAGAAGTAAATGGAGTTGGTAGGGCAGTGGTTTATCCATTACATAATGGTAACGGTACTGTAAAGGTTATGATAACAGGAAATGATAATAAGCCTGTAACTGATGAAATAATTGAAACTTGCAAGTTACATATCGAAGAAAATATGCCTATAGGGTGTCAATTGACTGTAACTACTCCAAGTAACTTAAATGTAAGCATAGTTGCAACTATAGAGCTAAAAGAAGGTTATGACATAGAAGATGTTAAACTAGACTTTGAAGCTTCTTTAAATGAGTATTTAAAAGATATTACAACAGAGCTTACTTATTCTAAAGTATATGGATTATTAGCTAATCATTTAGGTATAGAAGATATAACAAGTCTTTTAGTAAATGATAATAATATAAATATATCTATAGCAGAAGATAAAATAATAAATATATCAGGAATAAATTTAGTGGAGGTGGTTTAGTTGAGTTTAATCAATAAACTACCTTCTTTTTATGATAATGACATAACTAAACCTATACAAAATTCTTTTACTGTAGAAGCTAATTCTATAAATGATGAAGTTGAAAACACTTTAAATCAATTTTATGTTGATAGTGCAACTTTTGGCCTTGATAAATGGGAAAAAATGCTTGGTATATCTAAAAATAATTTTGATTATCAAACGAGAAGAGAAAATATAAAGGCTAAAATGAGAAGTAGAGGTACTACTAGTATTGAAGTTATAAAAAATATTTGTGAAGCTTATTCAAACGGTATAGTTGAAATAAATGTAGACCATACCAATTATAGCTTTGAAGTATCTTTTATATCTACAATAGGAGTTCCACTTAGCTTTGAGGAAATGGATAGAGTTGTAAATGAAATTAAGCCTTGTCATTTAGCACATACTTATAAGTATAATTATAACACTCATTCAGATATATCAAAATATACTCACGAGCAATTAGCTAATTATACTCACGATGAAATTAGAAACTCTAGTGAATTGAGGGGAGGTAAATAATATGGCTAAAAAATATATAAAAGATGAAAAAGGAATAGTAAGAGCAGTAACAAGTGATAACCTACAACTTGAAAAACCTCTACTTAATGAAAACTATGACATAGAAGTCCATAATAGAAATATGGATAAGATAGATAATGCCATTCAAGAAGTAAAAGGTAAAATAGATGGGCTGGAATTAGTTGCTAGTAATGTAAAAATGTTAGACGGCTCAACTGTAGAAGAAGCTATAACTAATTTGCAAACTGAATTAAATGGAAATAGAGAAGCTTTAATAAATTCTTGTAATCAAATTATAGACTTATTATAAGGAGGTGATTGCATGAAAATAAGATACATACGAGATTGGTCAAATGGAAATACAAACGGGGCTAACAATAACTGGAATGAAATATGTGCCTATGATTATAACAATATAAACGTGGCACTAGGTAAAACTGTAACACCTTCAAAGGCGGGAACAAATGATGCTTCTGTTGTTACAGATGGAAATGACAATGTATCATTTACATTTAGTGGTTTAGGAAACGTTGTAGTTGATTTAGGTGGTATTTACGATATAGATAGAATAAGAATAAGAAGGTTTTTCCCAAATGGGAACACTACAACTCAATATCATGAAACCAAAACCGAAGTTAGCATAAATGGTCAAGATTGGGTAACTGTATTTGATTGTACTGTAGAAGGGAAATATTATGAAACTAGCGAAGGTAAAAGAATAAATCTAAAAAAAGATATAGATAAATTAGAAGATTCTGCTACTTTAAAAGATGTTAAAAATAAAGTTGCAGAGATTGAAAACTCTTTACAAGCTACAAAAGATTATTTTAAAGATACACTTATTGATAAAGATATAGAATGTAGTGATACTGAAGGAGTATTAAACTTAGTTAATAAAGTAAAAAATTTACAACAAAAAAAAATAGCAAGCGGGACTGTTGTTATACAAGATGAGTACCTTACTTTATCGTATTTAAGTAGTGGAACATTTCCTACAAAAGCTTGCATTCAGATAGATTTCCCGTTTGAAATAGATTTTTTATATGTGTATGAAAAAGATAATTATACAGGAATAATGCTTACATATAACAAGTTTACAAACTTTGTAACAACTTCGAACATCAAAGGAGATGCTTCTAGTAACTTTGATCGTACATACAAGCTCAATATTGGTGGTGTTTACATTAATTCTACGAATTGCAAATTAGGGATTCACGACGGAACTAACTCATCTACAAACGGCTCGCTTACAGGGAAAGAATTAAAATGGATTGCAATAGGCTAATATAAAAATTAAATCAAAAAAGGCTAGGGATTAATTCCTTAGCCTTATTTTTTATACAAAAGGGATGATTATGTTATGGAAGATATAATTGCAAATCTAGGATTTCCAATAGCTTCGGTTGTTGGCTTAGCTTATTACTTTGTTCAAAAAGATAAGACATCAAGAGAAGATATAAATAAAATAATGGATAATCTTAGAGAAGATAACAAGCTAGACAGGGAAATGTATAGAGATACAATAGAAAAGTTTGATAGCAAGTTAGATAAATTTGCTATAGCTTTAGAAAATAATAATAATAAACTTGAAGCTATAGAAGATGATATAAAAGTTATAAAAGAAAAGGTGGGGGTATAGCATGAATTTATTGATACTAGATGCAGGTCATGCAAAATCAACTAAAGGGAAAAACAATGCAAAAGAAAACTTCTATGAGTGGGAATTTAATAATGATATGCAACACAAAATAAAAGCTAGGTGTGAAGATTTAGGAATAAAAGTGTTTTTAACTAATCCTAATCCTGATAAAGTATCAGATATAAACTTATCAACTAGAGCTTCTTTAGCTAATGATTATTGGTTAAGAAATTCTAAGCCTAAGTCTATTTTTATATCACTTCATGCCAATGCCTACTCAAACGAAAGTGCTAGAGGTACTGAAACTTATATTGCTAAAAATGCTTCTACTACATCAAAGAACTTTGCTAAAGTTTTAAATGATAATATAGTAAAGGTTGTGAAAGAATTAGATCATAATGCAAAAGATAGGGGAGTTAAGTCAGAAAACTTTACTGTAATATATAAAGCTTCAATGCCAAGTGTATTAGTTGAGTATGGATTCTATTCAAACTTAGATGATTTAAAAATACTTAAAAACAATAGAAGCGAATTAGTAGAAGCTACTGTAAAAGCAATATGCCAATATTTTGGAGTAACTTATAAAGAAAAAATAGAGCCTATTTATGATGGGAATATGTATGCAGTATGTGTAGGGGCATATAAAGATAAAAACAAAGCTAATAACATAGCTGAAGAACTTAAAAAACAAGGTTATACATCTACATATTTAATAATAAGATAGTTTACTTAAATTGCAAGAAATGGTAGAATATAATTAAACAAATCCAAATATATTTAATCATTTTTAAAACTTTTTATTTTATTAATTAAATTTATAAAAATATCCCTAAACTTAAGTTATTGATAAAAGGCTATTGTTGTTGCAGTAGTCTTTTTTATTTGCTAAAATATAAATATATAAACCTTTTTATTTTTATTTCACATAGAACGAGTTTCCCAAACACTCGTTCATAGTCTAGTTGTAGACTTACACATTCAACAGTTAATCGGCTAAAGATTGTGGATATAAAGTAATATCAACACATTGCTATATATACAGTTCAGAAGGAGAAGCTATAAGGGGATTTAGCTTCTTTTTTTATGCAACAAAAAAGACTGATTATAAAAAATCAATCTTTTAAGGGAAGTTAAAAATTTTGTGAATTTATATATTAAAAATAAAGAGGTTCTAACAGAGTTATTATACCATATTTTATATATTCTATATATGTATTAGAAATCCTTTTAATATTGACAAATTTTTCCTATAAATATATGATAAATATAACAAATGTTAAATATAAATTTATATCTTCCAATGCTAGAAGAAGGGCTATCTATTTTGATAGCTTCTTTTTTTAAGAATTTTTACATTTACTACATCTATCATATTCAAACCTTTCATACTTTCCACAATAACTGCAATACTGAAAAGTATTATTATAAGAACCTTCACTATAAAAATTGTCTTGGTGGTTTCTATCTTCTTTTTTATCATCAACTTGATTAAATATATTAAACATATCTTGCACCGTCCTTAAAATCTAATTTAGCAGGTATTTTAAACACATTTAAAATATTTATACATATAAACTTTTAATAAAATAAAATTTCCATATCATTCTTAAGCTTATAATATTTATCATCATCACCTAATAAATAATATTCTTGATTTTCCCAACTAAACTCAATAGTTCCTTTTACTATATATCCATCTATAAATACTTCTACTAGTGTTCCAGATGAAAACTCTTTAGTAATTGCACCATATCTTCCATTTTCTTGTAATACTAACCATCCTCTAGTAAATTGTTTTTCTTCCATTTTATATCCTCCTTTGTTTATTAAATAATTATATATTTATTTTATGTAGATGTTAAGTTTTTTAATCTTCTTTGGAAATAAATTCTTTATCCCTACTAGGAGCTTGTAAAATAATTCCATTAGTTATTCACATAATCCACAATATCCACAATTTCATATTCAATCTAAAATTACTGGAAATACTAAGAAGTCCTTTTTAGGTATTTCTAGGTTTTCTTTAAAAATATCATCAAAGCATTGAAATCTCCGAGTTTTAAATTTTAAACTTCGATAGTTTTATTTTAGTTTATCGATTTTTAAAAACTAAATCTCATAATTTATTTTTTAAACTTCATAATTTAAAAATTAAATCTCATAATTTATTTTTTAAACTGCAATACCAAAGATTACTTCAAAGATTACTTCAAAGATTATTTTCATATATATTTATAAAAAATATTGCCAAAATGACGTCATAAAGCATATAATATAAATATATAATATTATTAAGAGGTGATTAAATGAAAAGAGCATTAACTGTTAGAATAGAAGATGAAGAGCTTTTAAAAATAAAAATAAACCTTTTAAAAGAAAGAAAATCATTCCAACAATATGTAATGGAGCTTATAAGAAAAGATATGAAAGAAAAGGAGGATAAACATGAATAAGCTAAAAAGAGTTGTTATAAAACAGGAATTAGTTGAACTTACAGGAGATTACAGACCTGCATTAATATTAAACCAGTTTATTTATTGGACTGAAAGAATGAAAGACACTGATAAGTACATCCAAGAAGAAAAAGAAAGAGCCATAAAAGAGGAAATAGAAGTTTCGATAGAAGAAAGTAAAGGCTGGATATATAAAACGGCAGAAGAATTAAATGATGAATTAATGGTGGGAATGAGTAAAGCCACAATAGGTAAATACATTAAACAATTAGTAGAAGCAGGATATTTAAATAAAAGAAATAATCCAAAGTATAAATGGGATAAAACCCTACAGTATAGAGTTGATTTAGTTAAGGTTCAAACTGATTTAGGAAAATTAGGTTATGCACTAGAAGGATATAAGCTTTTACCAAACATAAAAATAGTTGAGGAAGTAGAGAATGTTGAAGAAATAAAAGAAGATGAAAATAAAAAAGCCTCTACTTTTGCCGAAGTAGAAGCTAATGCCGAAAATAAAAATAATTTTGATAATAACAGTATACCACAAAACAATAAAAAAGATACTAAAAAATCAAAAGAAAATATGGAAACTATTCCCAAAAGTGAAGTGGTAAAAATTATTAATAAAAGTTGTGTAAATATTAAAAAAGAAGATTTAAAAGATTGTGAAGAAGAATTTACTGATATAGATAAATTAAAAGAAGCTTTAACTATATGTGAAGTTAATAATTCTCATGGTATAAAAGCTTTAAGAATGGCTTATAAGTATGGGGATGTTAATAAGAGTAAAAACAATAAAAAAGAAAGCACAATATTTATGGCAGATAGTGTGGTTGAAATAAATGGAGAGCATAAAAGTGTAAAAGAGTTAACCGATGAAGAAATTGAGTTTAAAATAAAACAAAAGTGGAATTGGCATAACTCATAATATAAACAAAATCAATTTAAAGCATATTGAGAGAGGCTTTAAGCTTCTCTTGATGTAAATATATAATGGATAAGAAAAAAGTTAATAGGGGGCAAATATGAAGTGGAAACATTGGACTAAAGAGGAAGATGATTATCTGTGCAAAAACTGGGGAGTTTTAAGCATACAAGAATTAGCAGATAATCTAGGAAGGTCGCATAGTGGTGTTAAGTATCATGGGTATACTGTTTTAAAACTAAAAAATACCCATGGTGGAAAGAACCAAAGATGGACTGGAAAAGAATGTGATTACTTAAAAGAAAGTTGGGGAAAATTAAAACTTTCTTCAATTGCAAAGAAGTTAAATAGAACTGAAAATGCAATACTTCATATGGCTTATACTTTGAATTTAGGAGAGCAGGTCAACTGGTATACTTGTAGAGAAATTCAAGAAATGACTGGTATTCATAGAGCTTCAATTATAAATTTAATAAACAGATATGATTTAGACCATTTTAGAGGGAAAACTGGTCATAAAAGTTATCAAATGAACGAAGACCAAATAAGAGTGATGCTTTCTACTGTACCACATTTATGGAACTATTATAATTTAACTATAGATTTATGGAGTGCTAAGCCACAATGGTTAAAAGATAAAATAGAAGCTGATAAAAATATTTCTAAAAAAATCAATAAAAGATGGTCAGAGGAAGAAGATTTTATTCTCCTAGATAGAATAAATAATAATTATAGTATTGAAAGAATAGCAATGGAAACAGGGAGAAACCATAGAAGCATAAGAAATAGATTGAGCTATAAGTATGGGATTAATATTTAGTGCTTATTAAAATTTTATTATACGTTTCACTTTATTTTATTACTTTATTATTTTATTATTGTTTATTTGACATAGGGGGGAAATTTGATGATTAGAATTTATTCTGATGATAAAAATATTTGTGAGTGTTGCGATAATGACAGTGAAGTATTAATTGATTTTGCAGAAGACACAAAGCCTAATAATCTAGGTACTAGGTTGTATTTGTGTGAAAGCTGCAAAAGAAATTTAATAGATATATTATTACCATTTTAAAAGGGGGAAAATCAAATGATAAAAAAAGTTAAAGTATTATTATTGTCTACTGTTGTTGCAGTAGGTGCATGGGGATGTGCTAAAAAAGATAATGCAAGTACAGAAAAAGAAAATTATAAGGTAGGATTAGTCCTTTCAGTCGGTGGGGTAAATGATGAAAGCTTTAATCAATCTGCATGGGAAGGGGCATTAAAAGCACAAGAAGAATATGGTGTAGAGGTTTCATATTTAGAAAGTCAAAGTGATGCAGACTATACTCCAAATATAGAAACTTTTATAGATAGAGATACAGATTTAATTGTTGGTGTAGGCTTCCAAGTATCAGATGCAATAAAAGAAGCAGTAGAATCTTACCCAAATCAAGATTTTGTAATGATAGATTCATCATATGAAGCTGGGAAAGAAATTCCTAAGAATGTAAGACCTATAACATTCAACGAGAAAGAGGCAGGATATTTAGTTGGATTAATTGCAGGTAAAATGACTGAAACTAATGTTATATCTTGCATAGGGGGATTCGATATACCTTCATTAACTCCATTCTTTGAAGGTTATATAGAGGGGGCAAAAGAAGTTAATCCTAATGTAAAAGTATTAAAGCAATATATAAACTCATTTACTGATGCTTCTAAGGCTAAGATAGTTGCCCAGCAAATGATTAATTCAAATTCAGATATAATATTCATGGCAACAGGTGGTGGCAACATGGGCATCATCGAAGCAATAAATGAAGCCGACAATGTAAAAGGAATTGGTGTAGATATGCCAATGAGCTATTTATCAGAAAACATTATAAGTTCAGCATTGAAAAACGTAGGGGAAGGCTTAAAATTAACCATTAAGGATTACATAGAAGGCAATTTTAATGGTGGAAATGAAGTTAAATACGATTTAACCAATGGTGGAGTAGGATTTGAAAAGACGGACTTGTTATCTGATGATGTAGTTAAATATGTTGAAGATAAATTAAAATTTAATTAAAATCATTTTAAGGGAAGTGATAGTGTGAATTTTATCAAAAGATTATTTTGTAGGCACATATATGTTCAATCAGTAAGTTGTAATTCAGAAAGAGTTGGTAATCATAATTATGTTTATGACTATGAATACTATGAATGTGAAAAGTGTAATCACAAATTTAAGTTTAAGATGTTAAGAAGCATAGATAAGAATTTTTATTTAAAAAAATTATGTTAAAATAAAACTTTTAATAAAATATGTTATACAAGTAAAAAATAAAACTTTTAATGAAACTAGGGAATAATTTCTCTAGTTTTTTTATTTAAAAATGTATCAAAAATATAACACAAGCATATAATAAAGTAACAAAAAGTTATTAAAAGATTAAAGGGGGATATAAATATGAAAATATATACTTTAGAAAATAAAAATGAGATTTTAGCTATATTAACGCATCAAGATAATATGAGTTATAGAGAGTTTAAAAGAATATGTTCAGAGGTTAATGAAGAAGCAGAAAATGACTTTTACACATTAAAGGACATATTAATCAATGACTACCAGTTTAAGCTTGTAGAAGCCTGTGGAAGCTTTGAAGTGAACAAGAAAAAAGGAAGTATATAAATATGACTGCTGCAATAATTACTTGTGCTTGGTATGTATCAGTTTTAATTTATATGATGTAGGAGGATGACATGATTAATTTATTGGGATTTACTGAGAAGTGTATTAAGTGCATGAGCCAAAATATTAGCTTTTGTTACTTTAAAAATAAATGGTTTTGTAGGGAATGTGGGTGTGAATGGAAAGATAGATAAAAAATATGGTGGGGCACAAGCTCCACCTACTATTATTACTACTAATATTTGTTATTTTTTTATATAAGTATTTTTATAATATATTTTAATTATATTTTAGCAGATTATGGGAGAGAGTGCCAATGCTTTTAGAGAGCTTTTTAATTGGAGTTATGAGTGGGGCAATAGGTTACAGTTTAAATATTATTTCATCTGCAAAAGACAAAGAAAAAGAAATTGATGTAGACAATATAATTAAATATGAATATATACCAACCGAATTAAATGAAAAAGAAAGCAATGAAGATTTTATAAAATATAGCTTTGTAGAAGGTGAAAAAGAAGGAATTAAAGTATGTATAGGATATGATTTAGAAGGCAATGAAGTTGTTTTAAATATTTTAGATGGGCATATATTAATCGGAGGAATGACAGGAGCAGGAAAGTCTAATTTATTAAACGTAATTATAACTAATATAATGCTTACCTATACAGAGAATGAAGTTTTTATGCTTGGGTGTGATTATACTGAAAGTGATATATATTATTTTAGAAGATATAAGCATTTTAAAAGAATGGCAACAGACAAAGAAGGCTTTTTAGACATAGTGAGAATACTAGAAGATAAGATGAAAGAAAGAGCAGAAATATTTGATGAAACTAATTGTAGAAATGCAATAAATTATAATAAAAAGCATGATAAAAAAATGAGTTATATAGTTGTTATAGTTGATGAATTAGTTCAGTTTGCAACTGATAGCATATGCAAAAGCGAACTTCATAGAATAATGGGCAAATGCAGGAAATATGGCATTTATTTTATATTAGGTGGGCAAGATGCAACAAAAGAAACAATTGGTAAATGTAAAATGAATTGCCCTCAAGTTATAGGATTAAAAACATTTGATGAAACTGATAGTAATACCTTGATAGGCAAAAATCAAAACTTACAAGATATAAAAATAGATGGTAGATGTAAAGTTAAAAATAAGAACGGAATTATTGAAACTCAAATAATGTATTTAGAGGAAGATGAAATAGATAAGCTTTTAAAGAATAATATAAAACAATAGAAGGTGGTTTAAATGGCTTATACCTATAGATTTAAAGATAAATATGATAATACGATTTATGTTGGTTATACAGGGCAAACAATGGCTCAAAGAATGAATCAACATTTTAACAAAGGACATTTACCCAAAGAATGTTATCGAGAAGTGGCAAAGATAGAATGTATTAAATGGGCAACTAAATCAGATGCACAGATAATGGAAGTTTATTATATTAATAAGTATAAACCAAAGTATAATAAACAAGATAAAAGATTAGATCAGTTAACTTTGGTATTGGAAGAAAAAGAATGGAAAACATATGAAGTTTTAAAAAGACAGGTTGAAAGATATGATGCCGAAGGTGGTATATTAACTTGGATAATGTTAACTGCATTAGTAGGTGCTATTATACAATTTTTATTAAGGTGATAATATGAATAATAAAATAGATGAAGCTATAAAAGAAAGTGGATTAAAAAAGAAATGGATAGCAGATCAACTTGATATAACATATAATTCATTGAGAAGGAAGCTAAAAGGAGAAATACCTTTTAGTAAATTGGAACTAGAAAAAATTTACAATATATTAGAAAAATATTTATAAAATATGGTATAATTATATTACATTATGTTGTGTTATTTTTATAAAAATATTTTAAAAAGGTAGGTGAAATAAACTCCTTTTATAAATAAAAATTTGACTTTTAAACCTTATATTTTATGTTTTTTCAAGTAAAGAATATACTCCTATTAATTGGGAGTATATTTTTTATTATTTTAGTTGCATAAAAACAACGTTGTATGTATATTATAATTATATATTTATTAAGGAGATTAGATTTAATATGATAGGGAACAAAATAAAAGAAATTAGAGAAAATAAAGGAATAAGTCAATACAGATTAGAACAACTTACAGGAATAAATAGAAGCACTATAAAAAGGTATGAGGAAGGATCTATAAAGAAAATAAATATAAATAACTTAATTAAGATATGTGATGCACTAGAAATAGACATAAAAGAAATATTATAAAATTTTTATTTTTTTATTAAATTAGTTGCATAAATGCAACGAAAACGCATATAATAATATTAAGAAAAGGGAAATAAAAAAATAAAATTTAGGAGGTATTGGAAATGGAAGAGTTGAAATTAAAAATGGAAGCTAAATTAGAGGTTTACGAAAGTTTAATAAATGGATTAGAAGAAGATAATAAATTTAAAACAGAATATGAAGCTAAAGCAGAAGAATTAAAACAATTACTAAATGAAATGGGGTGCTAGTAAATGTATAAATTTGATAGTGAAGCTATGATAAAGGAACTAGAGGAAATATATGGAGTAGATGAAACTCCATTAAGCTATGAAGAATTTGAGGAGTTTATGGAAGAATATGAGCAAATGAATGAAAGAGATTTAAGAGGAGATATGTAATATGTGTAGTGGGTATTGGGAAACTTGTAATTGTGAAGATTGTAATAGAGCAAAAGTATTATATGATGATATAGAATATTATTGGGATAACAAGGAAGCACAAGAAGAAGCAATAAAAGAATTAGAAGGTATGGGTTATTCATATTAGCCCATACTTAACTTAAAAGGAGGATGTTATGGAGGAATTAGAGTATATAAAAAAAGAGAGGCTAAAGCTTCAAGAAGAATATTTTAAATCTAGTAAAAATATATGGATTGAATTTGAAGGAATAGAAGCAGATAAGAAGTATAAAAAAGTTTATAATGAGTATAGGAATAAAGATTACTTTCTTGAAGGCTTACAAGCTAAACTAGAGGATATTTTAAAGGATATAGAGTATTATAAGTCAAAATAAATATATGGAGGTATTGGAGAAATGAATAGAAGTGAAAGTATAAGTAAATTAGCAGTATCATTAGTAAAATTTAATAGTGAAGTTTCAAAGATAGCAAAGGATGCTAAAAATCCATTTTTTAAAAGCAACTATGTAACGCTTGATAAGCTTATAGAAGCCACAAGACCAATATTACAAGAAAATGGTTTAGTAGTAATGCAAAGCCCATTATCAAAAGAGGATGGAAGTGTTGGAATACAGACTTTATTAATCCATGAAAGTGGGGAATTTATAGAAAGTGAGCCAATATTTATGAAACCTGCAAAGGCTAATGATCCTCAACAGGCTGGAAGTATAATAAGCTATATGAGAAGATATAGTTATCAAGCTATACTTAATTTGAATACTGGGGAAGATGATGACGCAAATAAGTCTACAAGTGAAGAAGATAAAAAAGCAAAATTAAATAAAAAAAGCTATTCAGAAGAAAGATTAATAACAGAAGCTCAAATAAACAGATTAAAAATAATATCAAAAGGAATAGACGTTAATGTATTAAAAGACATTATAGCAGGATATGGATTTGAAAGTAGCAAAGAAATAACTATGAATAAATATAATCTTATATGTGATGAAATAGAAGGATTAAAAAATAACATAGGGGCTTAATGTAGCCCTTATTTTTATATATGGGGGAGAATTATGGATATAAAGAAATGCAAATACAAAATAATTATAGATACAAGAGAAAAAAAGATACAAAATCACATACTAAATAAATTTGATGAAGGGTTTGAAAATAAACCTAGCCACCATGATATGTATAGGGGGAAAAAATCAACTTATTCAGACCCAGTACAATATTACATCCAAGAAAAAGGACTAAAAGTTGGAGATTATACTATAGCGGTACAGTTACCAAGTGGAGAAGTTATTAATTTTCAAGATAAGATAGTTATTGAAAGAAAAGCTGATCTAAATGAGTTAGCATCAAATTTTTATGATTCTAAAAGTAAAGATGAAAACGGGCTTACAAGAATAGAGAGAGAGTTTTTAAAAGCAAAAGAAAAAGGTATTAAGATACATTTATTAATTGAAACTGAAGATGTTATAAGTAAGATATTAAGTAGTAAACATTTTAGATATGATAAAGCTTCAAAAATAAATCCTAAAAGCTTTATGATGATGTTTTTAAGCTTGTGTAATAGATATGATATTAATGTTTGGTACTGCAATAAGAAGGATTCTGCTAGAATAATCCATGATCTTTTATATGTTCACGCGAGAGAATATTTGAAAGGTGTCGAATAAAAGCTACTTTAGTAGCTTTTTTATTTTATTTGTCTAACGAAACTTTGCAATATTTATCGGTTAATTCGATATAATATATTAAAGTGATAAAAACATAACAAAGTGTTAGGTGGTGAAGAAATGAAAATTAAAGAGTATAGGACTATTAAGGGGTATACTCAAAGGGAAATAGCTGAATTACTAGGTATAAAACAAAATACTTATTCTGATAAAGAACTTGGGAAAAGTAAATTTACAATAGATGAAGTAAAACTTATAAAAGAATTATTTGAAGTAACTTATGACGATTTATTAAGCTAACTGGGGGGAATAACATGGAGCAATATTTTATAACATTGCAGTCATTTACACTTGAAGAATATGACGTTTGGAAACAATTAAATAAACATTGTAATTATGACACAAATATAGCAGGATATACAGTTAATCAATTAGTTGTAAATTCTGATGAAAGATTAAATCTTACTACTAAGAAAGTTAGAAATATATTAAAGAAATTTGAAAAAGAGGGATATATTAAACCTGTAAAAGCTGGTTGCAAAGGCAAAGAAAGCACTTTAGAGATAACAATTAAAGGGCAGCTATTCGGCAACAATGGGGCAAATAAAAACGAGGAATTGCAACAAGTTGACGATACTAAGGGGCAACAAAAGGGCAACAATGGGGCAACACTATCAAAGAATAAAGATAAAAATAATAATATATATAGTGTTGTTATTGATTATTTAAACATAAAAGCCAATACAAGTTACAGGATAAATACTAAAAATACTCAAAGTTTAATAAATGCTAGAGTAAAAGAAGGGTTTACAGTAGATGACTTTAAAAAAGTTATAGATAACAAAAGCAAAGAATGGTTAGGAACAGATTTTGAAAAGTATTTAAGACCAGCAACTTTGTTTGGTGGAAAATTTGAAAATTATTTAAATGAAGCAAATAAAAAAGCACCTGTTGGAGCAGGTACTCAAAATAATAATTTAGTTAATCCTAATATATGCAATAATGGGGGCAAATATACAAGAAAGGTTGAAATGTTATGATTGATATAAAAAAGATTAGGGAAGATATTCAGATTCAAATAAGAGCAGAAGAAGTCAAAAATAAAATAACTTCTGATTTGTGCTTAAAATTAGATAAAAACAATAAATGTTTATGTTTTAAACATAGTGAAAAAGTTCCATCAATGAGTTTTGATATGAAAGGAAAAACTTTTAGATGTTTTAGTTGTGGGGCAACTTATAACATAATAGACCACTATAAAGAATACTATAACAAGTCATATATAGAAGCTATAAAATCAATTGTAACGGATTTTAATATATCAACTGATAAATTAATCATTAAAACAGAAAGAAAGCCTATAAAAGCCCCTACAATTTACAAAAATGATATATCTAAAACTATTAATTATATAAATAAAAGATGTATAACTGAAAGCACCTTAAAATATGCAGATGTAAAAGAAGATAATAAAGGCAATATAGTATTTGTTTATAAAAATGAGCTAGGAGAACATATAACAAATAAATATAGACCTGCTAGGAAAATAAATAAAGACAAAAAAGAATTAAAAATGTGGTTTGAATCTGAAACAAACATAAATACTTTATACCTTATGGATAAAGCTGATATAACTAAGCCACTTGTAATATGCGAGGGTGAATTTGATGCACTTTCATTAATAGAAGCTGGATATAAAAATTCGGTATCAGTTCCTACTGGTTGTAAGTCTACTGAATGGATAACTACCAACTGGACTTGGTTAGAACAATTTGAGGAAGTTATTCTTTGGTACGATAATGACGAAGCAGGAAAAGAAGGAGTAAAAGAAGTATTTAATAGGTTACCTAATAAGGTTGTAAAAGTAGTTTATTCTGATATATGCAACGATATAAATGAATTATTATTTAAGTATGGTAAGCTAGCAGTATTAAAACAACTTGAAAAAGCTTCAACACCTTTAGTTGATGGGGTTAAAAGTACAAAGCAAATATCAACTTTTAATATATATGAAGCCGAAACAGTTCAATTAGGAATAAGTAAAATAGATGATAGAATGATTGGTTTACCTTTGGGAAGCTTAAATGTAATTACTGGGCGAACTGGTGAAGGAAAATCAACTATTCTAAATCAATTTTTCATAGGTGAAAGCATAAGGCAAGGATATAAAGTGTTTTTATTTAGTGGAGAACTTACAGAAAGTAATGCTAAAGGGTGGCTATTAGATACACTTGCAAATAAAGAAGATTTGCTAGAATTTACAAGTAAAAAAGGATATAAATATAAAAAACTTTCATCAAATGCAGTTAGTAGAATAGATGATTTTTTAGAAGATAAATTTTATTTATATACAGAGGAAGATTATAGTATAAATGCAATTATATCTAAAATGGAAATTATGGCCAAAAGATACGGTGTAAAAGTATTTTGCATAGATAACTTAATGGTTACTGAAAATGATGAAAAAGAAGAGTTAAGAAATCAAACAGAAATAGTTAAAAAACTAAAAAGTTTTGCTAAAAAATATAATTGTATAGTTCACTTAGTAGCACATCCAAGAAAAGCACAAAATGGTCAAATTGGACTTGATAAATCAGATATATCAGGAAGTGCTAATATAACAAACTTAGCTGACTATGTAATGATAGTTCAAAGGGTATATGAAGAAGATGGAACAGATAAACATACTACATTAACTATAAATAAAGATAGATATATGGGAGTTAATATAGGCATAGAGTTGTTATTTGATAAAGACAGAAGAAGATTCTATTGTAAAAACGGTAATGGTGAAGAATTAGAAGTTGATTATTTTATGCAAAACTTAGAGCAGATAAATATAGATAGTTGGGAGAACATTTAAGGGGGATTAACCAATGGTACAGTCAGAATGGGGACACGATATAGAATTAAAATATACTTATAAAAATGAAACTGTGGGAGAGCTTAAAACTTATACTTTAACTAAAGAAGAACTTGAAAAATATTTAAGCAAACCTAGGGAGGTTAAGTATAGGAGAGTTAATAATGGATAGTGTTGATAGAAATAAATTATTATTAGAATATCAAAAGCTATTAGATAGGCTTGATAAAGCTGAAGCATGGGCAAGAGAACATGACTTTATTTGGGATGATGTGAAAAAAAATAAATTTAAGATTTGGCACGAAAGGGACAATATAATAAAAGAGATAGAATTTATTAGAGAATTATTAGCTACTGAATAAGTAGCTTTTTTTATTGCCAATACTTACAAGTATACTTATTTTTATTTTGGATATAATATTAATATATAAAATTAAATAAAAACACATACGGGCAATTTACTGTCCGAAGGTTGAGGTATAAGGTAAAATGTGAAGGTTAAGACCAACTCACTACTTATAACACTCGATAAATCACATAGTTTTAAATATTGCGTGGTATGTAAATTCCTTTTTTTATTATATATATGAGCCATTATATTGAGCTTTATATTAACTACGTGGTATGTAAACTTTATTTAGCTTCTAAGAAGTTTTATAAGTGGCTTGTTTTATATTAACTACGTGGTATGTAAACGTATTAATACAAGAAAAATTAACTGAAAAAATAACTGTTTTATATTAACTATGTGGTATGTGAATTTGTAAACAACTTCTTTTATATCAAAGTAATTATTAGTTTTATATTAGCTATGTGGTATGTGAATTTGATAGAAGCAAAGGATTTAGTAATATTAAAAGGTTTTATATTAACTATGTGATAGGTAAACATATCGCAACTCTGTGTATAGTTTTATAAATTATGTGTTTTTAAAAGGTCTTTATGACCTTTTTTTATTGGAAAGGATTAAAATTATGATTACTGTTAGAAAATTAAAATTAATAATAGTGAATGAAAATGAAGAACTAAGAAAGCAACAATATAAATTTATAAGAGATAGCCAATATGCACAGTATCAAGCACTTAATTTAGGTATGGGGTATATAATGACTGGTTATCTTGCAAACAATAGAGATATAAAATCAGAAGGTTTTAAAGAACATCAAAAGAATTTTAAAAATTCTAATCCTATATTTAAAGACTTAGAGTTAGGAAAGGGAATAGACACCTTATCAGCAGTAACTCAAAAAGTGAAAAAAGATTTTAGCACATCTTTAAAAAATGGTTTAGCTAAAGGCGAAAGAAGTTCTATAAACTATAAAAGAAACTTTCCATTAATGACTAGAGGTAGAAATTTAACATTTTATGAACAAGACGGAGAAATACTTATAAAGTGGGTAAATAAAATAATTTTCAAAGTTGTATTTAATGCTAGAAAAGAAAATACTTTAGAACTTCAACATACATTACAGAAGATATTAAATAAAGAATATAAAGTAATGCAAAGTAGTTTGGAATTTGATAAAAATAATAATTTAATACTTAATTTAACCTTAGATATACCATTTAAACAAGAAGAATTATTTATAGAAGGCAGGGTTTTAGGCGTTGATTTAGGAGTTAAATATCCAGCTTATGTGTGCTTAAATGATGATACCCACAAAAGAGAACATATAGGAGAAGCACTAGAACTTATAAAGCAACGTAAACAATACCAAGATAGAAGGAATAGAACGCAACAACAATTAAAAAATGTCAAAGGTGGCAAGGGTAGAGGTAAAAAATTAAAAAATCTAAATAGATTAAGTGAATGTGAGAGGAATTTTGCTAAAACATATAACCACATGATAAGTAAAAGAATAATTGAATTTGCTAAAAAATATAAATGCCAATATATTAATATGGAGAAATTAACTAAAGATGGTTTCAATGATAGTATACTAAGGAATTGGAGTTATTATGAACTTCAAAGAATGGTGGAGTATAAAGCAAATAGAATAGGTATAAAAGTGAGATATGTTAATCCAGCTTACACAAGTCAAACTTGCAGTAAGTGTGGGCATATAGATAAAGAAAATAGGCAAACTCAAGAAAAGTTTAAATGTACTAAATGTGGTTTTGAATTAAATGCAGACCATAATGCAAGTATAAATATTGCTAGAAGTGAAGATTTTATTAAATAGACTAGGTTAATCCTAGTCTTTTTTATATTAAAAAATCTACCACCTAAAAGATGATAGATTCCTAAGGTAGCGAAGAGATATGATTAAATCGTACAAAATATTTTATATACTAGGTTTTGCTACCATGTTAAATAATACCAATAAATAATTATTAAGTAAACATAAAATATATATAATTTTGTAAAAATATGATATAATATTAATATAATATCAATATGATATTATGGAGGTGATTAATTGAAAAAGAGCTTCTTATTAAGAATAGATGAAGAAATATTTGATAAAGTAAAAGATATTTCAGAGGTAGAAGAAAGAAGTATTAACTATATGCTATGCAAGTTAATAAACAAAGGGCTAAATAGAATAAATTTAGATGAGAGTATTGAAAAAGATATTGAAGATTTTGCAAACAAAAAAAAGATGACCAAATCTGAACTTATTGAAAGTATTTGGAAGGCCTATAAAAAGACATATAAATAAAATCAAGGGGAGTAAAATGAAAAGTCAAGCAGATATAATATTTAATCATATAGAAAAACAAAAAGGGGATTTTGTAGTTCCTGTAGAAACAGTTAATGATAAGTTATTAGCTTATGCACTTAACCAATATGTGTGGAAGTATAATATATTTAATAAAGTTATAGAAAAAGAAGAAGCTGAAAAAAAAGCTAAATACAATAGCATAATCCTTGCACCATACTTTGCTTTAGAATCTGAGAGGTGGAGCAAAAACATAGGGGTAAAAATTGACTTTTGGTCAGAACAAGAGCATGAGAAGTTCAAGGATTATTTTATGAATAAGTACAAACATATGATGAAGTAATGAGAATTATAAAGTTTATATTAATGTGTTATCTAATTATTAAGATGGCAATATTTATAAGTGAAAAGGAGAATAGAAGATGAACAAAGTAGTATTAACTGGAAGAACAACTAGAGATGCAGAATTAGGATTTATAGGAGCAACAGGCACTCCAAAAATGACTTTTTCTTTAGCCGTAGAAAGAAATTATCAAAAGGATAAAAATAATAAAAAAGTTGATTTTATAAACTGTGAAATGCTGGGGCAGCATACAGAAAAATTATGCCAATATATAACTAAAGGAAAATCTATATTAGTTGAAGGTGAATTAAATATAGATCAGTACGAAAAAGACGGAGAGAAAAGAAGCTTTACTAAAGTAAAAGTTGATAGATTAGAATTTTTAAGCAGCAATAATAATACTGAAAATAAATCTAATACAAATACTTTAGAATTTACAGAATTTCAAGAAGTAGACAATGACGAGATACCTTTCTAATTAATAGGGGGTATAAGTCATGGGGTTTAATTTTGAAAGATATAGTGAGATAGTAGAAAAAATAAACTCTTTAGCTGATGTATTAAATGAACAGAATGAAGAAGGCTATATGTCTTTTAAGGTTCAAGATACTTTGTGTAGGATAATACAAGAAGCTAACAGGGTTAATACATATATAAGGCACTATAAAGATAAGTAGGGGGAAGATATGATAATGTTTGAAATAGAAGAAAAAGAAATGGTAGACCACCCGAGCCATTATAACATGGGTAAATATGAAGCTATTGATGTTATAGAGGATTGGGAGCTTGGATTTAACTTAGGCAATACCATAAAATATATATCTAGGGCAGGACATAAAGACGATATAGTTCAGGACTTAAAAAAAGCAATGTGGTACTTAGATAGAGAGATACAAAGATTAGAAAACAGGAAGAAATAAGACATAAAATACCTAGTTTTATGCCATTTTTTTAAGCATTA